GACTATGATAATTTAGATATAGATCCAAAAAAGATATTGAAATACCAAGCACATCCTAATACATGGTTAATGAATAAGCCATGCTTCTGGTCTAGTGGAGGTTATGATGTTGAGTTTACAGGAATGAGACATGGTGATGCTGAGTTCTTTATATCATTAGATAAAGAAATGTATGACTATGAATTGTTCCATCCTGATATAAAAAAACAAATGGCTATGCATGTTAGAAAGCCAAATAGAAATCGTAGTTATTTAAACCAAGCAACCGAACACGTTAAAACTCTTACAAGAACTGTTGACTTCGTTAAGAAAAGAAACGAAGATAAAGAAAGAAAACATAAAAAAAGATTGGTGACGTTCCCATGGAAAAGAATAGTTTAAAAGCAAAGTTACTAAAGATGACATTGTCAGTAATAATTGGTTTAATAGGTATAGCTCTTGTACTAATATATGAATTAGATGCTCATGAATATCCTGAAGCTAGACTGACTGGTCTTACAGAGCAATCAAAATGTATGGCTGAAGCAATATACTTTGAAGCAGGCAATCAACCATTCATTGGTAAGATGGCTGTTGGTAATGTAATAAAGAATAGAATTAAAAGTAGCAAGTATCCCAATACAATTTGTGATGTAGTTCACCAAGGCCCTGTTAGAGAGTCATGGAAAAAAGATGGTACACAGTATCCAATTAGACACAAATGTCAATTTAGTTATTGGTGTGACGGTCGTTCTGATAAACCTCAACATGGATCTATTACATGGAAAGCAAGTGTATATGCAGCACAAGAGTTAGAGCATTCAATGGATTACCTTCAAGGTGCAACCAACTATCATGCATTCTACGTGTCCCCTAGCTGGGCTCACAATATGCAGAAGGTAGTAGAAATAGAGGACCATATATTTTACAAATGACAAATATAATTAATAATATAAAAACACCTACACAGTTTGTTGCTGAAGTAGAAAAGATAGTCAAAGAAAAAAGCATGAACTATCTTGACGCATGTCTTGATTATGCCCGCACTGCAAATGTAGAGATAGAAACAGTAGCAAGTTTAATTAAAGGTAGTCAAGTCCTCAAAGCTAAGATACAAGCTGATGCAGAAGACAATAGATTACTGAAACGGAGCAGTGCTAAATTACCAATATAACAGATCCATTTGAAGTGTATCAAAAGTACTTAGCTCTCAGAACACATTTTAAAAGTGACAGCTACGACTACTTTAGATACCATGGTAAGCTGAAAGCTAATAGAGATAAATTTGAAACACGTAAAGATAAGTTCCATTTTTATAAACTATCTAAAATGAAACACCCTGTTGATTTTATGGTTGCCAATATGATGGTCAATCCTAATTTCTGGTCAGGGGATGTTAATGATGAACAGTCCCACGCTACGTACAATGATTGGGTTAAAAGACGTGATAGCCTTTCATATATCGTCTCTAAGGAGGTCGAACGTATGGACGACACCTATGACACCAACGTGCTAGTTAAGGAGAGTCAGCACCCTAGATTACTTGTTCTATACATAAGAAAAATAATAAGTGCTGAGACAATAATCATATTAGATAAGTTAACAAAATTCTTTCCATACTGGAATAGAGTAATGGCTGATGATATCATCTGGCCAGACGAATATAAGAAGCTCAAAAAATATGCACCTTTTTTTATAAATAGTGTTGACCTAGTTCGTATTAAGAGTATAATAAAGACTAGGTTCGAATAAATCGGATACAACGTAATACAACGAAATATAGGAGAAATATAAATGGCAAATTCATTTGCTGCAATGAAGCAGAGTAGACAGTCTCAGATAGAAAAGCTGAGTTCTGAAGTTAACAAGCTCCAAGGTTCTGGGGCACCCCAAGGTGATGATAGGTTTTGGAAACCTGAGGTAGATAAGTCTGGTAACGGACACGCTATCATTAGATTCCTACCAGCACCTAACAATGAGGATGTACCTTTTGTTAGATGTTTTGATCATGGGTTTCAAGGACCTGGTGGATGGTTCATTGAGAAATCATTGACCACTTTAGGACAACAAGATCCTGTTTCAGAATATAATACAACACTATGGAACAGTGGTGTTGAATCTAGTAAAGACCAAGCACGTAAACAGAAACGTCGCTTGAGTTTTATATCAAACATATACGTAGTTAAAGATCCTACTAACCCTCATAATGAAGGTAAAGTGTTTCTGTATAAGTTTGGTAAGAAAATATTCGACAAGCTCAACGATCAAATGAATCCTGAGTTTGAAGATGAAAAAGCGGTTAACCCATTTGATTTGTGGGAAGGTACTTCCTTCCGACTAAAGATGCGTAATGTAGAAGGGTTCCGTAACTATGACAAGAGTGAGTTTGATTCACCAGCCCCATTATTAGATGATGATGCTAAACTTGAAGAAGTTTGGAAAGGTCAATACTCTCTCCAAGAACAGATTGACACATCACAATTTAAAAGTTATGATGAATTGAAATCGAGGCTGTATAGAGTTCTTGCTCTTGATGGTGGACCGCAGACTTCAACTGCAACGGTTGATGAAGAGTATGCGCCTACCCCTGCATCAGATCCAGCACCTCAAGTAGCTGCTGTTGATACTGCAGATGATGATGATGAAAGTTTGAGTTTCTTTAAGAAATTAGCAGACTAATAATCACAGGGTGGGTCTTCGGGCCCACTCTAATTAATCCATATTTACGCCCCATAGATCATACCTATCACCTTTTGTTTGGCTTGCAATTGTTGGAGTTACGGTTAGTCTAACACCACTGTCATTACCACCAGCATTGCCTTGACTATAACCATTGTTAGAGACACTATTATAATTATTAATTACAGAGCCTCCTCCCCCACTATCTTTTTCGACAGCTCCCATGTTCACATCTCCAATACCTGCAAGTGCTCGTTTAAGTATTGTAATATTTATAGCCGCTTGTTCAAATCCAATATCAGGATTAGCAAGACCTTTAAATTCATAATTTTGTGTACCAGGAAGCAATGTTGACCAATATGCTCCTATTTTACCACCTCCTACTGCTTTTTCTATAATAGGAACAGATTTTATTAAATCTTCTGCAAAGTCTTCCATACCAATTTTGCTACCTTTGAAATTCAAATCACTAAATTTTCTTAAAGCATCTTGGATTGAATCAATAGCTTTAGCACCTTTATCTAATTTTTCAGCATTTTCAGCAATTATTTCTATTTGTGTAAAAGGAGATTTTTCTCCAGTGAAAAAAGTAAATATTCTACCTATTGCTAATCCTAATGAAGCAAAAGCAGTAGTACCACCAAATGCAAGCAACCCTACAGAAAGTGATGCCATAATTCCTAGGAAGCTCCCAATGTCTTTCCCATCAGCCAAATCTGTAACTGACAGTAATTTTTCAACATTATTATATACATTGTCAGCCATACCAGTATCTGTTGTCCATAAAGATAATCCTTCAGCTGCAGCAGAAGTTATACCTACCACACCTAAACCTAACGAGAATGCAAGAAGACCACCTAATATTGCACCCATAGTTATACCAAAGTCTACAAGATTTGCACCTGCCGCTCCTGGTAAATTTGGTATAGATAATAATGTTTTAACTTGGGATTTAATCTTTGTCGCAAAATCTTTTTGGTTATCATCTGTCCACCAATTAATACCTTTTGTTATAGTAGTAGATGCAACATCTACTAAACTCCCTACACCTTTACCAATTGAGAATAAGAGAAGACCACCTAATAGAAAAGCCATCTTGACGGGGAACCATCCAAAATCCGCAGCTTGCCCTTTACCAATTCCTAGTAATACTTGTACCTCATCTTTTACTTTTTGGGCAAATCCTGTATTCCCGGCAAACCATTCAGCACCTTTAGCAGCTGCCTTTCCAACAGAATATACTGCAAGACCTGCACCAATCAAACCTAATGAACCAGTAGCCCCAAATATTCTTCCTAATTTAGCCCAAAAACCTTCACCAAACTCACTACCAGATCCAATACCCAATAAGACTTCCACCTCTTCTTTTGTTTTTTCGGCAAATCCTTTATTCTTAGTAAAGAAATTGACGGCACTTATAAGCCCTTTGCCTAAAGCAAATGTTCCAAGACCTATTCCAATTCCAATAAGTGCACCAGTACTAGCAAATATATTAGCCAATTGTATAAGTAAATCTTTACCAGTTGTAATATCTAACATACCTACTAATGCAGTTACACCATCTACAGTATCTTGAACCCATTCACCACCAAATAATTTATGAACCCCACCTACAAAAAAAGCACCAGCTGAAAAAGCTATTAACCCTGCAGCAATTACTCCTAAAGTTCCAGCAGTACCAAGTACAAGTAGAGCTTTTTCAGGAGTACTATCACCTGGAATAGATGATGGAATAGACAATAATAATAATATATTTTTTTTGACAGCCGCACCATCAAATTCAGAAAGTTGTTTTATAAGATAACCACCACCTGCAAATAAAGCACCAAGCCCTGCTAATGAAATCCCTATACCTGCCAGTGCCCCAAGACTACCAAGTGCTTTGCTAAATATACCCCCTTTTTTTTCTTTACCACCTTTTGGTTTAGCCTTACCTGCAACACCTGCAGCACCACTTGTAGCAAGTGCTGCAATAGCTGGTTTCTTTAATGAATTTCTTGATTCTTCGTATGCTTTATCTTGTGAATCTTTAAGAAGATCAAATTGAGCTGTACTAACATCAATTAACTTATGTTGGCCACTAATCATTTCACTAAAGTTATTAGTGCTTTCAGATCTAAATTTATCTATTGTGTTATGTAAACTATCAATAGCAGATGTTCCGGATGTGGTAGCCATTTTTTTAGTCCCTATTTCTCTTTGCCTGAACCAGATTTACTAGAACCTGTATATAAACCAAACCATGCTGCACCAGCACCAACTACAACAGAAACTAAACCACTTTGTTCCATTGATGGAGCACCTAATGCCATATACCATACTACTACTTTATATAATAAGTAGATGTACATTGAGATAAAGACTCTAGGAAATATTCTCCATTGATCAAACATATAAGCCATATCAACCCATTTTTGATACTTGTTACTTTTAACTGAGTCCTGCTCCGGCATTGTTTGTCTCCTTTCTCTCATTTACTTCTTTGACATGATCTTCTAATAAACTATAATAAATATCTCTTTCAAAAGGGTATAGTTGTTCTATATCTTGTATTCCATACTGATAATGATTAACCATACTAAATATTTGTCTATAATAAGCAGCCGCATTTAAGTGGCTCAGGCAGATTGAAAAAAATCAGCAAGGCCTTTGAATGTTTTTGATTTTGTTTTTCCATCAACCTTATATTCAACAGTATGTTCTAACTTAGGCATTTCATCAAAGAATTTTTGGATATCTTTAAAGTTTTGTGATGTTAAAGAATCTAAAAATTCCTTTACATCAGCTTTACTAAAATCTTTTAACTCCATAACTTCTTCACCTTGTATTACTTTATCAATACACCTTTCAATCATGCTAAATGTAACCTCAACAGCATCCTCACTTTGAATACTACTTAATGTTGTATATGTAGGGTACTTCATTTCAAGAGAAATATCATCCCCTATATTAATAATATTAGTATGATTTTCAGTATGTTGTACTTCAACTATATTTAAATCAAGCTCTATCTTACTCTCTACTCCATCTTCATCTGTCATATTAAACTTAGCTACATCACTAACAGAATTAGCTCTCAATTTTAAAAATATATATTCTAAATCAAATGTAGGAGTGTGGTCTACATCAATTTCTCCTTCAATAATACAATTCTTAACAATTTGTTTAACTGCTGAAATCAAATCTTTTGACTTATTTGATCCTTGGGCCAACAGTAAAATCTTTTCTTCTTTAACTAAAAAAGGTCGATACTTCAACAATGTTTTTGTAGAAGGTACCGTCAACTCAAATGTTGGATGTTTCAATATTGGTAATGCCATTTTATATCTCCATAATTTTTACCGTGTTATTAAATCTTTGTTATTAAATCTATTTATGTAGGTCTTCTGATAGACCTTCCTCCTATGCCTGTTGTTTCTCTCAAAGGTGCTTGTGTACCTAATGTAGCACTAGTATCATTGGAACCTACTTCCTCTACTTTTATATCATATGTTCTAAATGTAAATTGAACTGGCAGCACACCAAAGCTATCTGTTTCAGACCATGCTGCAGTGACATCACCAACTTGCATTGGGAATGCTTCATAAAGATGATACGTAATAATATTTTCTTGTTTTTGATCTAAACAAAATATATCTATTTCACATAAATAATCCTCACGATAACCAACTTCATACAATTGTTTGCCATTGATTGCACCATGTTCTTTTTGTTTATAAGAATAATTAACTATTTCATTTGTCCAATTTCTAAATATTGTTTGTATAGTACCTCTCTGATCTAACATAAATGTTAAAGGTATATCTGTAGCCTGTACACCAAAAGGACGTCTATCAAATGTACCCATATTTTGTCTTCTATGGTCACTTGTAATTATTTGTATACCAGGTAGTGCAGCTGAGTTACAAAGAAAGGACATATTTTCCACATTGTCATGTATAAATTTTGTTACTTTGCCACTTGGACCTATTCTTACTACAAATCTGTTTGGCTGCCATAAGCCTCCAATTTTAACATCATTAATTTTAGCTATAAAGTTATTTAAACTAAATTTTGCCTTACCACCGTCTCTATCACCTTGGAAGCCTTTTGCTGCAAACTCAGGTTCAGGATGACGTCCTCTTCCTCTGTTCCTAAGAAGATCAAGGATACCAACAGCAGTACCTAGATTAGATTGATTAAATATATTTGCCATTAAACTTTAAGACCTCTTCCTTTTATTCTTGTATCTCTCCATATTTGTTGTGCACTAGCACCCCTAAATGTTCTAGTCATAGGCATAAACAATGCCATGTTCCATTCTTTAGGGTATATGGTTACAATACGAGATTGTATGTTAGTATTTAGGTATCTTTTCAAGCATCCCTTGTACCATTTTAGTCTTCTATATCTTTTTAATATTCTATATGGTTGAGGCATCATTTGTAATTTATCTCTATCTTGTAGCTCTTGTCCTTCTTGTAGTGGTAAAAATTGATATAAAGCATCCATGACATTAGCTCTAAGCATAGGAGGTAAATAATGCATGTTCAACATAAGAAAGCCATCAGAGGTTACATCTATAATAAATCCCAAAGGATATTTATCATAGTAAGGTAGAGTAGCTTTACCTTTAGGATCATATTGAAACATAACCATTCTACCCCATTCATACCTACCTTGTCTCATTCTTTTTTTAAATCTTTGAGGTGTATGTTGTTCTGAATCTGTTCCTCTTACTATTTGTAAAGGTCGTGTAGGTGTAATTGATTGTTGTTCTTGAAACCAATCAACAGCAGCATCAACATTTTTACCTGATGGTCCTCCTTGTTCTAATAATTTTTTAAATATAAATGCAGCCATTACACACCTAAGTTATCTTCAGTTATAAGTTTAAAGTCCCAATTTCTATCCTTACAAAAATTATCAGCAGCTTTCCATTTAGCTTCATTGATACCATACGTCTTTACTTGATTGATAAAACGCCTTGGATGTTTTTTACGTAACTCCATAAGTGGAGGCTTACATTGAGCTTTTGGTTTAACTTCTAATACAGCTATATTTATCTTTCCATCTCTGTTCTTCTTCTTTACCCAGAAGTCTGGAAAGTATCTATGGACCTTACCATCAATAGGACTTCTGTAGGCAATACAAAATTCTTCGCTTGACCACAGGATCACGTCTGAATGTTTGTCTAAATAGGACATAAGCTTACGCTCCCACAAACTCCTATAAATAATGTTAGTGGGATTACCCTTATACTTAGAAGGGTTGTTGGGGGTAAATTTACCTTTATAGCTCATAACTATATTTAGGAGAAACTAATGACGACTGATATACCAATGGGTGCAGCACAAAAAAGAATTAAATCTTTACTTGCACCACCAGATGCTATGATGGATAAAAAAAGAAGAGATACTACAGGTCAAAGTCAAAGTGGAGAAGCTAATATATTAGTATTCCCAATGGATTTATCAACACACTATATGGCATTCCAATTTTATAGATATGTATTTGAGGATAATTCTTTCCAACAAAGAAAACTACATAAGACTATATTATTACCAGTTCCTTTACAATTAGTTGAAACAATAAACATACAATATAACGAATCATCACTTGGAGCAATACGTGGTGAACTGTCTGATATGGCAGGACGAGGAGATTTAGAGGGGGCAGCATCAAAAGGAGCTGCCATACTAAAAGCAGGTGTATCAGCTGGTGCCGCCTTAGTGGATGGTGTAGGTGGTGGAATATCAGGTATTAAAGATGCAATAAGAGAACAAGGTGGTAATTTAGGTATAGGATCCTTATTAATTCCAGGTGCAATGGGAAGAGGGGGATCAGGAGCAGTTGCTG